TTAGTTTATATGTAAGTTCTGACTTATTATGATTGTCAGGATTATATAAATTGTGTGATTCTAATATATTAAAAAAATCTCTATAGGCACTAGACTTTAATGCAGGTAGTGTTTTTCTACAAATAGTATATACCTTTCCCTTTGTTTGTAATGCTTTTAGTATTATTAATTGTGCTAAACTATATGTCTTACTACTTCTTGTTCCATCCTGATTAACTACAATTCTTGTACTAGCATTAAGATTCTTTTGTAGAACTACTGTTCCCTTTAGATTCAATGATTTCAATTTCAATCTTTTTTATATCTTCTTCGTTAGATGTTAGATTAATATTTTGTCTTTGTATATATCCTCTTTTGTGTCCTTTGTGTTGTAAATAAAATATAATACTTTTTTCTTTCTCATTTTCTATGTTTTTAAATAGCTTAGATTCTACAAAGTCTAGCTTTACATTGTCTATATCATCAACCTTTTTTCTAAACTCCTCATCTTCTTTATACCATTTGTAATAACTACTTCTGCTTATACCTGTTCTATTACAAGCTGTTGATACTATACCTAAGCTATTTTCTAATGCTTGTAGTAATGTATCTTTTTTTAGTGTACGTTCTTTTTTGCCCATTTTATTAAATTTATTTTATAATTTATACTCCCAACTTGTTGTAATTCTATTTTGACTTCCAAACTTTTCTACCTTTAAAGTTCCATTGTGATTTTTTATTCTTCCAAAGGAACAACATTTCCATTCAAAGCTATTTTTAAAATAGTTAATTAAACTTGGAGCTGATGTTGTTATCCTGAATCTAAAATTGTTATTAATATATTTTTTGCCAATATACTCTAATAATCTAACGCCTATTCCAATTCCTTGATAATCAGGTAAAACTACTACTCTGTGTACTCTTTTTATATTTTTAACTTTAGCATGTGGAAAATGTAATATACTTATAAACCCTGCTAACTGTTCATTAACAAAAGCAACATATACATTAGCTGAATTATTATGAGTATGACTTAAATAGTGATGTTTAGCAAACATTCTCCAAATTGATTTATCTTTTGTTTTGTATATTTCAAATTTAATTTTTGGTCTATTTTTTTTTTGCTTTCTCAAATCTTGGAAAGTCATAGAATCAGTGTTAAATATCCAATCAGGTAAAAGCCAATCCACAATATCATAATGGCAACTTACTGCTATAAACTTTCTTTTAGTTTTCCTAATAGCTTTTTGTACCGCATAACTTCCTATTTGTGCTACATTTCTATCTACTACACTTGTAAACTCATCAAATACGATTAACTCTTTATCTTGCAATAAACTATTTGCAAGATCTACCCTCATCTTTTGTCCATTAGATAATACTGAATAAGGTTTTAACCAACTTGGTGGAGAAGAAAAACCAACACTATTAAAAGTTCTTGTAATTTCATCTACACTTTTTTCTTTAGGCATATCATCCAAAATAGTTTCAGCTTCATATTTAAAATTAGTTATATAACTTTCAGGAAATAACTCTTTTGCTATTGTAGTCTTTCCACTACCACTACTTCCTATTATACAACCTATTTGCCATTTATCATCTAATTCTATATTGCCAATAAATTTTTCTTTGATATGTTCTGTTTGTAAATCAAATTTACCAATAACTGAGCTAACCCTAAATGTCTTTTTAGGTTTGACTTCTTTTACAATGTTAAAATTCGGCATATATATCCTTTATTTGTTAAATCGTTATATAATTGTTCTTGTTCTTTTTCAGATGTTACATCTACTTCTATCTTATATTGTAATTCTATTTTATCAGATAAATCCTCTTCTATTTTATCTATATTAAAGCCAAGCTCAATATCTTTAAAACCCCAATCTTTTAACTCATCTACTTCAAAGTTGTTAGCTAATACATCTAAATCAAACTCCCCTGTGTTTTTGTTTAGCCTTATGTTTAATTCTTTCTCATCTTCTTTAGATAGGTTTACTCTAACTGTAGGTACAAGCTCTGCACCTAGTTCTCTCATAATTCTTAAACGTTGATGACCACCAACTACTGTATTATCTGAGTTTATTATTATAGGATCAACTAGACCAAACTTTTCTAATGAGCTTTTTAAATCTTCATATTGTTTATTGGTCATTTTTCTAGGGTTGTACTCTGCTTGTTTAAGCTCTGCTATTTTTAGTTTTTCTATTTTCATTTGCTATG